AGGTCTTTAATGGAACTACATTGTATGTTCACCCTCTTTCAGGGACTTTCCCCGATGGTAGCGCAACCTATGATGGAGCTAGATTTAAGCCACTAGAGTACAAGGGCATCACTGGCGCTAAGGCATTTCCTGCTGATTTCGGTCATGCATCAAGAGCTGATACAGAATACTCACTCTACAATAATTATATCTTTGACGGTGTTACATCAGCTAACGTATTTGCTAACACAGGACATGGTCCCAGAACCGAAGCCGGTGGAGCACCATCATCATTTGGTGTGTTTAAGCCCGCTGAATTTCAGGGCGTAACTAGTACTGTAGTATTTACTAGTGGTTATGGTCAAGCAAATACAACTGGAGATTATGGTCGTGAAAAAGTCCAAGAATGGTACGGAGTACCTTCGGCTCAAGCTCTCTGATGCGTTAGCCGCCCCTCTTATTCTCGATAAGCAGGAAAAGAAAAGTGGCACTGTTGCCTGGGGCGGTCTTGCATTGGCGATTATTGCATACGATATATATGCAATAAAGTCCAAAAAGATCGAAACATTAACAAGATCATTTTGGAGATTAACTGAAAAAAAAATAACAGGTAGTATTTTCACAGGAGTGTGGCTAGGTTTAACTTTTCATCTTCTTATAGAGAAGCTAATTAGAAAAAATTTGATATAGAAAAGGATTGCTAGATGACTAAATTACATAAAGATATTATTGAAAGAGCAATTTGGACAGCAGCTCAAGCTTTCATTGCAGTGTATACTGTTGGTGGAGTTGATGAACTGAAGTCCGCAGCCACTGCTGCTGTTGCAGCGGGCATTAGCGTAATCAAAGGTTTTGTTGCAACAAAGATTGGTGACGCAGATAGCGCAGCTACGCTGAAGTAATTCGACACAATTGTGGTATACTATACCGCAACCAGTGAAGTGGGAGAGGCCCCGCCATTCGGCGGGGCTATCTTCTTCTCTGGGCAAGTTTATACCTTTTAATGATTTTATCTACAGTTATAAAGGATTTTGGATGTCTTTAGATGAGTTGAAAAAAGTAGCACAAGATAGATCTCTTCCGATGGATCTTGCACAAAAATATCTAAAACTGTATGTTGCCGATATAGACTGGACTGAACACATAACAGCTTTATGGAAGAATTCAATTTCCAAATATAAAGATGAGCAAATCGCTAAAGAGCATTTAAAAAAAGCCGTCGCATGCGCAGTCCTGCTTCCATATAGTGAGAAAACCCCTATTCCAGATCCTGCAAGTAATTTATTGTTTTGGTGTACTGGGTGGAGACAATTTAATCAACATGATTGGTTTGATCTTTTTATAGATGTTTTAAAAGAAGATATTAAAATAATTGAAAAAAGAAATAAGTTAATTAAAATGGGAGTTATAGATAGGGTGGACTTATTTCCCATGACACGTCAAGCATTTAATTGGTTATACGAAAAATGCGCTGACGATTACGGTAGTGAGCAAGTTATAAATAATGATATTAAAGAAAAATTATCTAACCTTGTTAAGGTGTATGGTGGTGCTGTTATTTGCAATGTTTTTGTAAATTACAAACTAAATATAGATAAAGTATTCAATTGGAGAAGTGGATACTTCTTTGAAAAAGAAATACATAAAATATATAGTTTTGATCAAATAGAAAAAATCAAACTATCAGAAATAAATAAAATTAATTCTAAGCATATTAAACTAATAGAACAAACTACAGGAGCTAAAAATGAAAACTAAAATTCTTTCTCACGAATTCGTCACATCTTACGCCAATAAGCTTGCACCTTGGGGATTTAATGGATTGGGTGAAATTGTTTATAGAAGAACTTACTCTAGAGACATTGAAGAATTGGGTAGAAAAGAGTACTGGCATGAGACAGTAGCTCGCTGTATTAATGGCGCACAGGATATAGGCGCTGGATATACCGAAGCTGAAGCGGAAAGATTATTTGATTATATCTTTAACTTAAAAGGAATCTTTGCAGGGAGATGTCTCTGGCAGCTAGGTACTCCATTAGTGGAGAAAATGAGTGGAGTATCATTGGTCAATTGTTGGATGACAACAATATCAAAAGTAGATGATTTTCAATTTTTAATGGATCACCTTATGGTTGGTGGTGGGGTAGGTTTCACTGTCGAAAGAGCAAATGTTCATGATTTTCCAAAAGTAAAATATGTAAATAAAATTGAACACATAAAAGCAAATGACGCCGACTTTATCGTACCTGATTCAAGAAAAGGCTGGTCCTCACTGCTTGGCAAAGTTTTAAATAGCTATTTTGAAACGGGAGAATCTTTCTCTTATAGTACAATTTTAATTAGAGGTTTTGGTGCACCATTGAAAACTTTTGGAGGAACAGCTTCCGGTCCAGAAGTACTGATAGAAGGTATTAAGAACATATGCGACATTCTAGATTCTAGGGTTGGCAAAAAGATTAGGTCAATCGACGCCCTAGACATAGCCAATATAATTGGAAAGATAGTTGTAGCTGGATCTGCTAGACGTTCTGCTCAAATAGCTATTGGTGACCCAGATGACTTCTTGTTCTTACGAGCTAAAAATTGGGGCAAGGGTGACATTCCTGCTTGGAGAGCTAACTCTAACAACTCAGTATACGCAGACGCCTATGAGGAAATAATTGACGAGTTTTGGAAAGGTTACGATGGTTCAGGAGAACCATATGGTCTTATCAATAGAAATCTAATAAGAAAGAACGGTCGACTAGGTGAAAAGATTAATGATTCACGAGTAATAGGAACAAATCCATGTGGTGAGATTGGCTTAGAAGATGGAGAACCATGTAATCTAGCTGAAATATTTCTTCCAAATATTTCTTCTAAAGAAGAACTACTTGACATAAGTACACTTCTATATAAAACGCAAAAAGCAATAACAAAATTAGCATATCCCTACAAAAAGAGTCAAGACGTTATAGAAAGAAACAGAAGATTAGGCCAAGGTGTTACTGGATGGTTACAGGCTACTGAGGAGCAACTGTCATGGGTTGACGACTGTTATAAAAACTTAAAAGAGTTTGACAAGACCTGGTCAAAAAATAATGGAATTAATGAATCAATTAAACTAACTACAGTAAAACCAAGTGGAACACTAAGCTTACTAGCTGGTGTTACTCCTGGTATTCACCCAGCATATGCAAAATTTTATATTAGAAGAGTTAGAATGGGTAGTAATGATCCACTTGTTAATTACTGTAGAGAAAAAGGTTACAAGGTACAATATGATGTTGGTCTAGATGGAAAAGAAAATCATACAATTTGCGTGGTTGAATTCCCTTGCATGACACCAAAACATGCAACATTAGCTGCAAATCTAACTGCTATACAACAGCTAGAATGGGTTGTAAAAGCCCAGTCTACATGGGCAGATAATAATGTTAGCGTGACCGTATATTATAGAAAAGAAGAACTGCCTGAAATTCAGGAATGGATGAAGAAAAACTACAAGAATAAAGTTAAATCAGTTTCATTTCTGCTGCATAGTGATCATGGTTTTAATCTTGCTCCATATGAAGAAATTACAGAAGAAACGTATATCAAACTTTATTCAAAAATTAAAAATGACGTATCCTTTACAGACTCAGGCTCTAGCGACTTAATAGATAGCTTAGAGTGTGAGGGCGGGGCTTGCCCAATTAAGTGATACCATAATGGAAAAAGATGAATTTGATAACGAAGATTTTGAAAAAATATTTAATGAAATAATAAAATCTGAAGATTTACAAGAGGTATCAAAAGATTTTGAAAATGAAATTAATTTAGGAATTAAAGAATTAATTTTATTACAACAATCTCTCGGAGATGCAATATCATACATTTCTGAAATACTTTCTTCTATGGTTCGCGGCAAAGAAGTTGAAGAATCATTTAACGAAGAATGTTTTGATTTACTAGGCTCTTTATATAAAATTTCTGAGGATTTTAATGAATGTATGATAGAATATTACGCAGATATAAATGTAATTCTTCTAGAAGATGAAGATGGAGATGAAGGAAACTACAATGACTACGAAGATGGAACAGACACCTGAATCGATAGATATAATAAAAGTTTTAGAAAATGGTTACGTTAGATTAGTTGATTATATGGGTTCAGATCTTTCTGTAGCAAACGCAGCAAGAGCTTCTTTTGCTAAAGAATCTACAGAAATGACAACTGCCGATGCTAGATTAATCGAATTTTTAGCTAGAGAAAATCATATGTCACCTTTTCGGCACGCTTTTCTTACATTTGAATTTAAAGCCCCACTTATGGTAGCTAGACAGCATTGGAAGTATGTAGTCGGATCAGATCATACAATGGACTCATGGAATGAATCTAGTCGTAGATACATTACTGTGGATCCTGAATTTTACATTCCAGACAAAGACAGTTGGAGACTTGCTCCAGATAATCGCAAGCAAGGCTCTGGTGGTCCAATAGACCCATGGACAGGTTCACTGCTAACTCAAGAACTTGTAGATTATATTAAGCAGGGCGAGGCACTTTATGCAATGGCCATGGAAACTGGAGTGGCACCAGAGCAAGCTAGATTGTTCTTGCCAGCTTACGGCATGCATGTAATCTATAGGTGGTCTTGCAGTCTTCAATCATTAGCCCTGTTCTTGCAACAAAGACTAGAAGAAGACGCGCAAAAAGAAATACAACTATATGCCAAAGCAGTAATGGATTTATCTATTGATAAATTTCCAGTATCGCTAACTTTACTATTGAAGAAGTAATATGGAAATTTTAAAGTTATTTATTTTTTCACTATTATTAAATTGGTGCATTTCAATTCAAATTTTAAATCAAACACTATCAAAAGGTAGACAGAAATACGCTGCTATTTTGTTATCGGTAATTTTTGGTTTATGTTCTGGATTAGTAATATTATGGATCTAAAGAAAAAAGATATTCAGTATATACAAATGTGTATATCTATGTCAGAAATTTTCTCAACCTGCTCTAAAAGAAAATACGCTGCAATACTGGTCGATGAATACGGTCACATTGTCGGAGTAGGATATAACGGTGGACCAAAAAATATGGTACACTGTAGTGATGGAGGATGTCCAAGAGTTACCGATAATTCACCAAATGGATCTATGTATGACAATTGTATAGCAATCCACGCAGAAGCGAATGCATTCCTACATTCGGATTATTCAGCTAGACCAAAAAAAATATATATAAATGGCCCCCCGTGCTTTTCTTGCGCTAAGCTAATAGCTAATTCAACAGTAGAAAAAATCTATTATATTAAAGATAATAATTATTTAGATTGGGAAAAAGTAAAAAGTTTTCTAGTTGAAAACTCAAAACAAGTGATAGAAGTGACAAATGCCAGCATCAAAGCTTAATTATATTGTAGTCTATGAAGATCACAGCCAAGTATATGGTTGCTCTTCTAAGAAAATAGCAGATGAAAGTCCACCGCCAGAAGGTATAGATATTTCTAAAAAGAATATATTTTTTATAACTTTTGAGCCAGATACCAATAACATCTGTTTGCATAAAATAAATAAGGAAAAGGAAAATGAGTAAAGGTATTAAGAAAAAGCATATAGCAAAACTACTTCCAGGCCAAGTGTGCCTTGTTTTTGATAGCGATATTGCCCTACATATAGCAGAAACATATGACTTTGTTTCCATGGATGCTGAGGAAGAGTACATTCAATACTATAAAGACGTAGCTGACTCAATTAGATTACAGGTTCAGGAAACTTATTATGATGGCGGAGAAGAAGAGTACGACGAATGGCAATAAATAATACTATTAAAAAAGTAATTATTACTTCTTTAGTTATAGGTTTTGTATCTATTAAATTTATGTCTAATAAATCTATTAAAGAAAAAATTACTGGACCATCATTAGCCCAATATTTAAATAGGCTTAAAGAATTTTATGATCATGAAATAATGTATTTAGTAGAAGATAAGTTTTTAACATTTGTTGATTTTGGAATTAGTCCAGAAGCAGCTTTTGAAATCCTAATAGAAGAGGGTGTTTAATTTGATTGATATATGTGTAATTAACTACAATACAAGACCACTGCTTAATAGATTATTAGATTGTCTACACGCATCTCCTAAGAAATGGAGACTTTATATAGCAGATAATGGATCAATAGATGATAGTGTGGACTGGTTGAGATTTAATCAATCTAGATATCATATAGATAAATTAAAATTAAATGATAACATTGGATACTCCGCAGCATGTAATCAATTAGCCGCACTTGGAGACTCGGATACTATTGCGCTTGTTAATGCTGACATATGGGCTGATAGCAGATCTATATATGAAATAGATAAAATCTTTCAAGAGGATAAAAAAGTTCACATCCTTGGCCCAAAGCAAAGAGATGAAAATGGTTATATAACACACGCTGGAATAATTGGAACGAATACTCAGCCAAAGCACCGCGGCTGGAGAGAGCATGATCCTGAAGATCATCTATATAGAGATAGAGTTGATTGCGTTACAGTATCTGGTTCAGCTTATTTTGTGCGCAGAGATGTTTGGAATTCATTATCAAATGACTTAGAATATAAGGAAATGTTTCCAGATTCTACGGGAGCCTTCTTACCTACACCTCACTATTACGAGGAAACATGGTGCTCTTATTTTGCTAGACATAGAGGCTATAATGTTGTTTACGATGGGACTGTATCAATAGGGCATAGCTGGCATAAATCTTCTCCAGTTGGAGGGGAAGCTGATAAAAAGTTTGCAATAAGTAGAGAAATATTTAGAAAAGCATGTGACACTATAGGAATAGAAAGAGATTGATATGAAAGTTAAATTAAACCCCTGGATCTACAATGCAGAGGTCAAGAAGACAATTGATGGTGATACCTTCGATATTGTTATTGATCTTGGTTTTGATGTTTTGAAGAAAGGTAGAGTTCGCCTTTATGGAGTTAATACTCCAGAGAGTCGTACTTCCAATATTGAAGAAAAGAAAATGGGCTTAGCTGCAAAAGAATTTACTGATCAATGGTTGACAGCTGCGAATCATAAGGTTAAGATAGAAACTATAATTGACAAGAACGAAAAGTATGGAAGAGTTCTAGCAAAAGTATGGAATGAAGCCGGAGAGTGTCTCAATGATGCTATAATAGCTTCCGGACTAGCTAGAGAATACTTTGGCGTAGGCGACAAAACATTCACTGAATTTAAAAAGGATTAAAGTGCAAACATTTTTACCATATGCTGATTTTCAAAAGTCAGTAGAAGTATTGGACTATCGTAGATTGGGAAAGCAACGTGTTGAAACATTTCAAGTTCTTAATATTCTACTTGAAAGAACGCCTACGAAAGGTTGGCGAAATCATCCAGTCACGTTAATGTGGACTGGTTATGAGTCAGCCCTAAAATTGTATCAAAATACGACTATCCGCGAATGGGTTCGTAGAGGATATAATAATAATATGCAATACGAAGAAATAGAACCAGAGACTATCTTAATGCCAG